CTGTAAACATGAACCGCGCCACCTCCGGAGTATCCCTCCCTAAGAGTGTCGCAAACGAAATTTGGCAGGAAACCGTTGAGGGTTCTGCCGTTATGAGCCTTGCTCAGCGCATTGACTTGCCAGGCAATGGCGTAACCATTCCTATGGTTACCGGCGATGCAACCGCTGCATTCGTCAACGAGTCTGAGGAGAAGCCAGTTTCTGACGCTACTGTCAGCAACAAGAGCATGACTGGCTACAAGATTGCCGTCATCGAGACTTTCTCCAACGAATTCCGTCGTGACCTTCCTGGTCTTTACGACGCACTTGCAAAGCGTCTCCCAGAGGCACTTGCAAAGCGTTTCGACCAGGCTGTATTCCACGACACAGTTGCTCCTGGAAGCAACTTCGACCTATTGGAGGGTGCTCCTACTGTCACTCTTGACACCACTGACACCTACGGTGACCTTGTAGCAATCGATGCAAGCATCTCTGCTGCAAACGGTGTTCTCGACGGTTGGGCTCTATCTCCAAAGGCACGTGGTGTTCTCTTGTCCGCTAAGGACGCAGACGGACGCCCACTTCTAATCACCGACATTCAGCGTGAGGGTGCCATTGGTTCCCTTCTTGGTGCTCCTGTCCGTCTATCCCGCAACGCCTACAAGGCTGATGCTGCTGGTGACGACGGTGAGGTTCTTGGATTCGCCGGTGACTGGACTGCTGCACGTTACGGAACTGTTGAGGGAGTCGTTGTAAAGATTTCCGACCAGGCAACCGTTAACAAGGGTGGCACCCAGGTCAACCTATGGCAGCGAAACATGTTCGCTGTCTTGGCTGAGATTGAGGTTGGATTCGCAGTCAAGGACATCAACAAGTTCGTCAAGATTCTATCTGGCGTCAACTCTGTTGCCTGATAACTAAACAGAACGTTTGATACCGGGCCGAAAGGCCCTTTTTTCATGGCCAAAATCGGCCCGGTACGAACAGAAGGAGGTCCAATGACTTGGACAACGTATGAGGACGTTGCCTCACGCTGGACTGCTCCAACGGCAATGCCAAGTAACCAGGCAACGGTTGAAACACTTATCGCAGACGCTGAGGATTTGATTCTCAGCGCAATTCCGACGATTCAGACCCAAATTGACGACAGCACGATGCCATTGTCACGAGTGGTGAGAGTCGTTTGCCAGATGATTATTCGTCATCTCAGGAACCCAATGGGTCAGCGCTCTGTGTCTGAAACCAGAGGACCAAACAACATGTCCGTCACCTTTGGCGGGAATGACCCAGGTGCTCTGTATTTGAGCGACGAAGAGCGTAGAGATTTGATGCCTGCCACGACACAGGGGAGTAGGAAGGCTTTCTCAATTGACCCAGCACCTAATGCATTGGTGCCGACTGACCCCAACTGGTGGTTTACCGGATGACGGCAACGCCTTATGTCATCGGTCTTAAGAGGTACCAGGCAGGCGTTGACGACAGATACAACACACCAACCGAATCATGGTTGGCACCTGTTGATGTACCTGTCTACAGCGTCAGTCCTGCCTCTTCTGTAGAGCCTTTTGAGGCTGGACGAAATGCAGTTGTCACCGGTCTCCAGGTGCTTGCCCCTGTGGGCACTGAGATTGACAGCAAAGACCGTGTGATTTGGGACGGCAACGAGTACGTCATTGACGGTGAAGTCGCTGACTGGTCCGTGAGCCCATTCAATACAGGACTCCTCTGGGATGCCGGTATTGAAATCAAGCTCAAGAGAGTGGAGGGCTGACCATGGCGACACCAAAGATTAAGTGGAATCTGAAGGGCTTTGAAGAAGTCCGTAAGAGCCAAGAGGTAAAGGACGCTCTCCAGGACATCGTTGACGACGTTCTTGAGGACGTTGGGACCGAGCTTTACAAGGGTGAGGTCACCGAAGGTAAGAACCGTGCTGCCGGACGAGTTTGGACGGCAGGAACACACGCTGAACGCTCCAACGCAAAGCACAACACGCTGCTTACCGCTCTGGCAAAGCTTGAAGGTGATGCCAAGTGAACGAAGTAGTCGTGTTTGACGATGCTGAGGCTCTTGTCATTGCGCATTTGACCGGGGTTTTGTCCGGAGTCCTTGTGACCGCAGAAGTACCGGAAACAAAGCCTACGAGCTTCATGACAGTCCAAAGGATTGGCGGCATTCAGCAGAACCTTGTGACGGATGGTCCATTGCTTGTCTTCCAGGCATGGGCAACTGACAAGGCCACTGCTTACGACCTTGCCAAGCTCGCAAGAGCCTACGTGTACGCCATGCCAGGTAATTCCTTCAATGGCACATGGGTCTACAAGGTCACAGAGGTTGGCGGATTGGGCTATTTCCCTGACCCAACATCTGAAATGCGCCGATACCAATTCACTGTCCAAATGAGGACGAGAGGAACAGCACTATGACGAAGTTGAAGCACCCAAACATCAAGGGGCTCATCAAGGAAGTACCAAACGAAGCGGTAGCCGAATGGGTTGCTGCTGGCTGGATTGACCCAGCCGCAAAGAAGCCAAAGGAGTCCACTCCAAAGGCCGAAATCAACTCACCTGCAAAGGATGAGAATACAGATAAGGAGCCAAATAGTTAAATATGGCAAACGAAACAAAGAATGTATTGGCCGGTACACCGCTCGTTAGCGGTGGAATTCTTGTCGGTGCTCTTACCGACGCAGCACCAACCGATGCAGCTACTGCATTGGCAGCAGGATTCAAGGCAACCGGATACATCGGTGAGGATGGTCTTACTGAGACTGTTGACCGTTCTACGGACAAGATTCGTGCTTGGGGTGGAGACACGGTAAAGGTCGTTCAGTCTGACTTCTCCGTCACTTACCAGTTCACGTTCCTTGAGACTCTAAACACTGACGTTCTCAAGGCTGTCTACGGAGACGACAACGTTACCGTTACCGCTGCTACGGCAACCGCTGGAACACTACGCACCGTTCTAATCAACGGTGACAAGCTTCCACAGAAGTCTTACGTCTTTGAGGTCAAGGACGATGACGCTCGTATCCGCATTTATGTGCCAAAGGGTCAGGTAATTGAGGTTGGTGACGTTACATACAACGACACTGACGTTATCGGTTACCAGGTCACCATTGAGGCATTCAAGGATGCAACACTTAACGCTAACTCCATCAAGTTCATTGATGACGGCGTATTCTCTGCCTGATTTACGGCGGATTAGCAACTGAGACCCACCCTTATAGCAAGTCTGTAGGGGTGGGCTCAAACAAATACCACACACTTAGGAGAAATACACAACATGGCTACACCAAAGCAGCCACAGGACCACAAGAAGCCTGCTGGCGAACTATATTCTTTCGAGTACAACGGCGAGACCTACACCTTTGAGAGCGCATTTGCGGTTATTGCAACCCCAAAGTGGCTCCGTGCAAACCGTCGCCGTGACGAACTTGATTTGGCATTCACAATCATTGAGGAACTTGCCGGTGACGAGGCTCTTGAAGCTATCGACGCTATGACTCAGGACGAGTTCAAGGAGTTCTCAAAGGACATGAACAAGGCTCTCTCATCTGCACTTGAGGGCTGATGATGAATGCTCACCATCCGGGAAGACGCTCTGTCTCTCGGCTATCTAAGAACAAAACCTGACGAAGACGATTTGATGAGGGCTCTTCTTGATGAGGAGTCCTTTGCCATTTGGGACAACACCTATGTTCCAGTGGGACGAGAGATGGTCAACGATGCCGTTAAGAAGGCATCAGAAGCGACTCTGACAGAAGTCCTCGCTCTGGTAGAGCTCTTGGATGAGCACGAGAGCGCAATTAGATATGACTGCCTGCAAATGGGGTTTCAACTGCGCAAACTCGGTTCAGATGAATTTACGTGGGGTGAGTTGCTGGCAATCGTTCAGAACTCACCCCACTTTTCTGCGTTGAACAAGGCTCGCAATCCAGACACCTGGTATTGGACGCCAGAACTTCACTTGCAGGCTGCACAACTTGATGCACAGAACATTGCCAATTGGCTTAAGGCCGGTGGCAAGAAGCATCACAAGCCAAGACCAGTACCAAGACCCGGTGTGGATAGCGGGGTCAAGAAGATTGGTAGCAAGCCAATCCCACTTAACCAAATGGCTGAGTTCTTGGGAGGTCAGTTCTTGGAACTGGCGAACAAAAATACTGAATAAAGGAGGTTCCGAATGGCTATCGAAGTCGGAACCGCGTATCTCTCCATTCTGCCTTCTCTCGACAAGCTCGCTGAGGGCATCAAGGGAGAGCTAAAGACCGGTCAGAAGATGACTGATGCTGCCGCTAAGTCAATGGGCACATCTCTTGCTAATGGCATGAAGTCCGGTGCTTCCGAAGGTGCCACGGCTATCAAGTCAGCACTGAAGGAAGGCACGAAGGCGGCCGGTTCTGAGGGAAAGGCTGCCGGTAAGGAATTTGCTGACGGCGTTGAGGGTGAAACCAAGTCCATCAAGGACCAAATCAAGGACACCTTCAAGAACGGCTCAGAGTCCGCTAAGCAGTCTGGAAAGAAGGCCGGACAGGACTTCTCAGACGAGGCTGAAAAGGGCTCTAAGAAGCTCTCAGGCTCTCTGGCAGCCGGTATGGCTGCTGCTGGTGCTGCTGCCGGTGCTGCATTGGCGTCATCCTTCTCAAGCGTGCTTGGGCAAGGTGTTGCCTCTGACAAGCTCGCTGCCAAGCTGGGACTAAATCAGCAGCAGGCAGACACAGCCGGAAAGGTTGCAGGAGACCTTTACAAGGGTGGTTTTGGTGAGTCCGTACAGGACATGTCAGACACCGTAAAGTCCGTTCTAAGCAACATTCCGGGGCTTGCCAATGCGTCTCGTGACGCTCTCGGAGGTATCGCCACCAAGGCAGCCACGGTTGCGGATGTCTTTGACCAGGACGTGAACGGGGTAACTCGTGCTGCTGGTCAGCTTCTAAAGACCGGATTGGCAAAGAACGCCACAGAAGCATTCGACATCATCACCACGGGATTCCAGAACGGTGCTGACAAGTCAGAAGACTTCTTGGACACCATCAATGAGTATTCCACTCAGTTCCGTAAGCTCGGAATTGACGGCAAGCAGATGACGGACATTATCAGTCAGGGCTTGCAGGGTGGTGCTCGTGACGGTGACTTGGTTGCCGACGCTTTCAAGGAGTTCAGCATTCGTGCTGTTGACGGCTCCAAGACGACGGCTGCCGGATTCAAGGCTATTGGTCTCGATGCAGCAAAGATGACCGAGACGATTGCTAAGGGTGGCCCTGGTGCTGCCAAGGCAACTGACTTGGTTCTTGACAAGCTGCGAGCAATCAAAGACCCAGCAAAGCAATCACAGGCTGCTGTAGCTCTGTTTGGAACTCAGGCAGAGGACTTGGGTAAGGCTCTATTCAGCATTGACCTATCCAAGCCAAGCATTGAGATGGGCAAGTTTGCTGACTCTACGGCTAAGGCTGGTCAGACGGCTTATGGCAATGCCTCAAGCCAGTTCACATCATTCTTCCGTGGCATCAAGCAGGGAACGATTGAGGCTATTGGTGGGCAGCTATTGCCTGCTCTCGGCAAGGTCACAAACGTTCTCGGCACTGCTCTTGCACCAACCCTTGGTCCTGTAGGGACTTGGTTCAGTGCAAACAAGCCGGTAATCACAGCATTTGCCGTCACACTTGGAATTCTCGCAACCGGCGTTGGTCTCGTAGCTGCTGCACAGTGGCTCTGGAACTCAGCCTTGCTGGCTTCTCCAATTACATGGGTCGTACTCGGAATCGCAGCACTTGTTGCAGCCATTGTGTACGCCTGGACCAATTTCGAGGGCTTCCGTAAGGTCGTATTGTCAGTTTGGTCAGGCATTCAGACGGCAATCTCATTTGCCTGGACGAAGGTAATCCAGCCTGTCTTCTCAGCCCTGTCATGGTTCTTCACAGCCGTGCTTGGACCAGCAGTGACATGGTTCGCTAAGACAATCGTAGTTCCGTACTTCACCTTGATTGGAAACATCATCAAGGGAGTCTGGGACAGACTCATTTACCCAATGTTCCAGTTCTTCTCATGGGTCATCCGCAACGTCGTTGGTCCGGCTATTAGCTGGCTCTACGACAAGATTGTTAAGCCAGTCTTTGGTGCAATCGGCGGATACTTCAGTGACCAGTGGACCAAGGTAATCAAGCCGGTTCTTAATGCTTTGGGTGGCTTCATTACAAACACGGTAGCCCCGGCTATCAGTAAGGGAGTCGATAAGGTAAAGGGAATCTGGGACAAGCTCCAGGGCATCTTCCTAACGCCTATCAACTTCTTGATTGGCACGGTCTATAACGACGGTATCCGTAAGGTAATCAACGCTCTTCCAGGTGTTGACGATGTTCCTCCGTTGGGCTTGCTTGGTGCTTCAAGCAAGAGCGGTGGAGACACAAGGCTTGGTTCTGCTGGACGCTTTGCAACTGGTGGTGCTGTATTCGGTGCAGGCTCTGCAACGTCTGACAGCATTCCTGCATGGCTCTCCAACGGTGAGCATGTCTTGACGGCTAAGGAAGTCAAGGCTGCCGGTGGACACGGAGTCATTCAGGCATTCCGTCAGTGGCTCTTGAAGAAGGGCATGGGCAAGACCTTTGACCCACCAGCATTTGCTAACGGTGGAGCGTTGACCGATGACCAAATTGCACGCGCACAGGCGTTTGCAAGGTCTCAGGTAGGAGACCCATACGTTTGGGGTGGTGTTGGTCCTAACGGTTTCGACTGTTCAGGATTCATGTCAGCAATCACAAACGTCATTTTGGGTCGCAGCCCGTACAGCCGTGTGGGTGCTACCGGCAACTTCCCATGGGGAAACTTCGAGAGTGGTCCTGGTCAGTTCACCATTGGTTCTGCCAAGAACTATGGAGGCTCAGGGGTAGGCCACATGGCCGGAACCCTGGCAGGTCTCAATGTGGAGTCTCGTGGCGGAGAAGGCGTTGTTGTTGGTCCTTCTGCACGTGGCTACATGGACAAGGGATTCAACACGGTGGCTCACCTTGGTGCAGCCGGTTCTGACGGTGGATTCTTTGCCACGGTCAAGAACGTCCTAAAGAGCCTAAAGGGCTGGGTAGCCGAGCTTGCAAACATGAACGGCTTTGGCGGAATGCTAAAGCAGATGATTCAAGGTGTCGGTGACCAGGTTAGAGGCTTCATCAATGACAAGGTTCCTGGTCCTGGTCCTCTTAATGGAGGCATCTTCGATACAGGAGGAATTCTTCCTCCTGGTGGAGTGGCAGTGAACATGTCAAGCAAGCCTGAGGCTGTATTCACCAACAGCCAGTTTGCCGACTATGCAAACAACAGAGCGTCACAAGCTGGTTCAGGACGCTACGCAATTCATATTGATAACTGGGAAGAGGGCACCGGATTCATGCGCGAAATCGCGGGTGGAGAAATTGACGCTTCCATTGAATATAGGAGAAAGTAACAATGACCTTTTCAAGACTAACTAACGCGCAAGACACGTGGGTCTTGAATGGGACAACGGCTCAGAAGGGAACCAACTACAGCAAGTCTGCTTCGTTGGCTATGCGCACAGGTGGCACGGGAGGGACTATTTACTCTCTCGTGTACCTGGCAAACCCTGTTCCTGTTGGCGTTGGTGCAACTGTCATCAGTGCCAAGCTTAAATTTAGGAACACTCAGAGCCAGTCCGGTTCAAGAACTGTCAGCCTCAAGCGCATTACGTCTGTTTGGTATACAGCACAAGCAACCTGGAACAACCAGCCGTCTGTGTCGTCAACGGTCTCAGCCACACTTACGAAGAGCAGTCCAGCAGCAAACACTGTCTGGGAGTTTGACGTAACGGCTGACATTCAGTCTGCCGCTAATGGAACCAGGCTCTATGGCTGGCGTATCGAGTTGGGCAGCACTGACCTTATGTACTTTGATTCGTCAGAGGCTGCCGGTTCTCGTGCTGCTTATAGGCCGGTACTGGAGGTCACGTATTCGTTGCCACCAGATGCGCCAACGGTAATGGTTCCTTCCGGCAACAGAGCAGTGTCTTTGGCTAAGCCGGTTGTCAGATTCAACTTCGGTGGTCAGCGCTCTGCCTTTGGCGCACAGCCAAGTACAGGCATGCAGGCACTACAGGTGCAGATTAACCCAACCAACACCTGGACGAGTCCGGCATTTGATTCAGGCACAGTCACAACGACAGTTCCTGAGTTGGACCTGTCTACGACGGCATACGCCGGACTGGCAGACGGCTCTTCCACGTACTGGCGTGCGAGGGTACAGAACGAAGTAGGCCAGTGGTCAGCGTGGTCAGCAGGAGTGCAGTTCCAAAGGCTCTCAAAGGGCACTCTGACGCTGGATAACCCTCCAGTCGGTGGAAACGTCACGGAACCTACTCCACCTGTCCTGTGGACCTTTACGGGACGCACACAAGCTGCGTACCAAGTCTTGGTCACACACACGAGCGGATATGTGTATTGGGATTCCGGCAAGGTAACCAGTACAGCCGACTCAGTGACCGTTCCAACCGGAGTCATTAGGACCAATGGTCTGGACTACAAGTTTGTGGTCCGTGTCTGGGATAACCAGGACCGTGAGACGACTGTCAATGACCCTGCATACGTGGAAATCAGCAGGGTTGCTCAATACGTCTTTGACAACACGGTTGATGGTGTCACTGGCCTAACTGCAACGCTCAACTCTCCGGAACCAGGCGTAACGCTCTCCTGGAGCCGTGCGACGGCACCAGACAATTTCGTCCTATGGAGAGACGGGAAGATTGCTTATACGTCTGTGAATCCGTCTGACTGGAACACAGGAGCAACTACGTACGCGGTTGGTGACCCTTATGCAGATTCGGGCAAGGCTCATACGTGGTTCGTACAGGCAATCGTCAATGGTGCTGCCTCAGAGACCAATCCAACGGTCACGGCAACGCCTAAGACAGGTGGTGTCTGGCTTGCTCATGTTCCTACTGGCCTAAAGATTCATCTCATCGGAGATGACCAGGGGTCTTGGGATATGCCAGAACAGTCAACGGTTATCAGACCGTTGGGCGGTACTAAAAGTGTGCTTATCACTCAGGCTCTGGGTGGATATGAGGGAAGCCTCAACCTAATTGCCAGCACCCATGACGGCATGGACGTTAACGACATTCTTGACGACCTATGGACGTTGAAGGGCATGCCAGGACAGGTGGTTGTTCTGACTCTCCCAACGATGACAATTCAGGCAGTAATCAACGAACTCGTCATCAAGCCAACGCCATACAAGGACGCGCAATATGACGTGTCATTCAAGTTCTATGAACAAGAGGGAAGCATCCGCTTTGACGCGGTGCTGTAAAACAACACAACTACAAGGGAGGACCAATGATTAATCTTGGTCTTGGAGCAGCCACAATGGCACTCCTACAGCAAACCCTTGCAGGGCATCACAGCGTAAAGATTCGTGTATACGTGACTGACCTGGCCGGAAACAACCTAACTGAGATTTCAGACAGGCTTGAGTCCGGCCAGGTAGACGTTGATACGACACAGGCACCTATCAGAAAGTGCCTGTTGACCGTTAGCGACCCTGCAAGGTCTATGGGTTTTGATTCGGACAGTCCAGAGGCAGGAGCCTTGTGGCATGACCGAATGATTAGGGTTGAGTACGGCGTAAACGGAGCACTACTTGACCGTTGGTATTTCATTCCTGTGTTCCTTGGTCCTATTTCAGACCTGTCCAGGGATGACACCACAGTCAGCATCACAGCAGCCGGTATGGAGGCTTTCGGAGTCGGTGACTCCAAGGCATACACGCCATGGACTTTCAAGAAGGGCTCTGTGCGCACTCTCGTCATCAAGGAAATTGCAGAGACCTTCATGGGTCAAACCAAATTCGATATTGCTGACGGCACTGCGCGTACGCCGTATGCGTACTCTCTGGCTCCAAACTCTGAGCCATGGGTATTGGCTAAGACGCTTGCTCGTTCAGAGAACTGCAATCTGTTCATGGACGGCAGGGGAGTCATGGTCTTGAGAAGGTTCTCAAACACTCCTGTATTTACCTTCAAAGAGGGTGACGGAGGAACCATCATGACCAAGCCAAAGATTACTTTCAGCACTGGTGACCTAAGGAACGTCGTTTCTGTCACTGGTGCCACAGGTGCAAGTGGTCCGATTAAGGGATTGGCAATCGCTCCAGCAACGCACCCACTTTCACCAACACGTTTGGGACGCAACGGCGTTCCACGCTACATGCCTGAGTTCATTTCTGAAGACGGAATTAGAACCAGGTCAGATGCAAACAAGCTTGCTTCGAGCACGCTTCAGCAGAAGC